TTTGTCCAATATAAAGCCCGCTTGTCACATCAAAGAACTGCCACTCGGTTGTCCCTGTCCTATTAAAATCTCTGACCCCAACACTAGACTCTAAATAATAACTGCTGTTCGTCATGGGCAGCCGAATGTTATAATAAAGCCCCCCCACAGCTTGCAGAGTCGCTTGTCCGTTTGGTGTGCCAATATTTTGATAATAAATAGCTTGGTCTGATGTTTGGTAATCTACTTGATAATACACATCAGACTTGAGAGCTGTTCTTGAGTCGACGCTTGTTGTGAGATAGGTCATAAAGCCCCCCTTTATTGATTGAGTATCAAGCCAAAGAGGCGAGTCTCTTGAGCATCAGAAGCCTCACCCGACCCTGAGCCAAAGGCATGAGTCTTTAAGAATATATCGCCCGAGCTGCTGACAATGTAATTCCCATCGTCAAGATTAATCGTCCCGGCAGCATTGCAAGAGCCTTGATAACCTCGACCACCGTTTTGGCTGTCTGTTGCCAAGTTGGTGGCATAGGTATCAGTATAACTCGAAACACCTGTCGTTCTAACCTCACCATTGACGAAGCAAGCATGGCTTGGGAACGCCACGCCACCGCTCGCGCCACTATCAGCAGAGCAGTTGATAAAGTTATCAACTACAAGAATCTGACCAACTATACGGGTCACTCCTTGAGCTGTTGAGTTATACGCTGCCCAAATCGTTTCTTGATTCTTTGTCGGTGGTGTGTAGCTCATGGTGTCACCTCGAAAATAATGACGCTCAGATGCGTGTTAGCTGTGGATGCAGGTTGCACAGCCATCGTCTTGAGCCTGATTGATTGCACAGGATTCGAGCTGACATAGCTTGCGACTGTTGTAGGGTTTGGGGCTGGCGCTGTCGTCCCTACTGAATGGTACTCCCAAGTTGCATCAAATCCCCCATTCGCCGCGCTGATCTCAGTACCTGCTTGATCAATCCAAGCAAAGCGAAAGCTTGAGGTGGTGGAGCTCCTGTTCACATCAATTGAGGCTTGGATCCAATATGTCTTTGAGCCGCTCAATGTGATCTCACCAGTAGATGAGTTCAAGCTCAGCTCATAAGGCCCAGACGCTCGCAGCGTATCAAAAGCAATTATATCATTCACGCTGATAGTCTGCGCTGAGGAGAGCGTGAGCTCAATAGCTGTCGTGCCTTTGGCCTCGACAGGCGAGCCCGGTAAGCTGAGCTGATAAGTCATGGTTGCTCCTTAGATGATGAACCAGTTTGAACCATCGGTGATCAGAGTTACCGAAGCGTTTTGTGTGCTGAGTGCGAAAGTTGAGGAGCCATCAATCGCCTCAGAGCCATCAGGGTCTATCGTGATCGTATTAGTCGAGCGATTCTTAATATTATACTTATAGCCACTCCCACAGGTAGCAGCCGCGACCAAGTTGACGGTGATAGCTACTGAAGGAGTATAAATATAAAGCTCCTCGATCCCTGATGGCGCGCTGAGCGTCTGATCAGTTGAGGGGGAGCTTACGGTGACGCTTATGGCTGAGATGCCCTGAGCCGCTGCCTCCCAGTCTCCGCTTGTGCTGTTGTAAGCGATCACGTCCCCATTATTGGGTGAAGCTGCGCTTACGTCACCAATGTCATTGAGAGCCGCGACTGTGGCGCTGATGCCTGTGAGCTGTGAGCCATCCACAGCAGGCAACTGCGCTGAGCCGTTGAGCTGCACGACATTATTAGCGCTCGTTCCGACATCGAGGGCAGCCGCTGTGCCTAGCGTTGGTGTGCCGCTCACGTCAGCATAAGCGACCGCCCCATTCTCCCAATCCCCTGATGTCGAGTTGTATTTAATGACCTCAGTATTAGCCACACCTGTGATGGTCACATCACCAATATCATCGAGGGCCGCCACGCTCGTGCTGACTGTGCCGTTCTCCCAATCGCCTGATGTGCTGTTGTAGATGAGCGCCTCGCCATTTGAGGGTGATGTGATGGTCACATCACCAAGCTCATTGATCTCGTTGCTCGTGAGCTCCCAATAGGTGGCGCTGAAATAGTAGAAGCTGCGGGTGTTTCCTGCAGGGATTGTAAGCGTTGAGCTACTTGAGCCACCTGAGAGCCTAAAGGTGCCACTGCTAAGGCTGACAGAGTGGTCAACGCTATTGATATTTGAGAAGGTTAAATAGGCCACAACCCCAGCACCCTGAGCGGGAATTGTCAGAGTGATGGAGCTTGTGTTGTTAAACCAATAGGCATAGTGACCATTCTCGCTTATCGCGGTCGCTGTGCTCGTTGTGTTCACATAGTTATTCTCAAGGATTGGCACATCAGGCGCGCCTGTGAGGTCGCTATAGGCCCCTGTGGTCGCTACAGTCGCAAGGCTTGGCGTTCCGCTGAGGTCGCTATAGGCCCCTGTGGTCGCTACAGTCGCAAGGCTTGGCGTTCCGCTGAGGTCGCTATAGGCCCCGGTGGTCGCAACAGTCGCGAGCCCTGAGATGTCAGCAGTAGAGAGCACGACTGCACCAGTGCGCCCTGCAACGCTCGTCACGCTGTCGGTGCTGTCGATCTTGTCGATCTTGGCAGGATCAACAGAGCCACCCATGTCAGCATTTATGAGCAGATGATCACCGACTGCCCAAGTCTTGCCCTGGTAGGTGCCTGCACCATCAATAATATAAAGATCACCCTGCACAGCGTTGCTAAGGTCGAGAGGCGCGGCAGCGTCAAAGGTGCCTTTATAGGTGACACCACCAACGACAGCAGCATCAACGACGCTCTTTGTCTTGGCAGGTGTCATCGATGTCAGATCATCGGTGCCTGCTGTAGCCTCTGCGCTGGTGGCGATCCTAATGATGCCCTTAACAGTCTCAGATGCGTCGGGAACAGATGCAGCGCCTGCTGATGGAGGTAAGAATAAAACAGACATGAGGAGCTCCTTAGATTGCCGAGAGGCCGACGATGACGCGCACTACATCTGAGGCGCTGTTTTTCTTGTATGCGATCGTGCTGATTGATGTGCGTAGCGTACCAAGATCATCTGAGAAAATCTGCCCGACTGCGATCTCATTGGTGGTAGGATCGCTCGCGAGGGTGCGCGCTCGGTACTTAATGAACATCTCAGCGCTGCCTTGATTCTCAACACCAATCCACTCAAACGAGAGGCCCGAGGCGCAGGCGCTGCCGGTCGTGCTGTCGATAAAGTCGCTCGAGCTCAGATCATGCCAGTCAGTATCTGCGACTGATGAGAGGTCGAGCACAGCTCTGATCGAGCCGCTAATGATTGGATTCTGTACTTTGTTTCTCATGCGTCGTAATCCTCAGAAAGAAGCCGATAGATGTGAGCAACTGTGCTCATATTGCGAGTGCGCCCGATCACTCCCTCGATGCGCCCATTTGGCCCCATGCCATGCGCGTTACCCTCAAGAGTATGGAAATCACCATGCTCATCAGGTGGGCTCAAGACTAGAACAATGTGGTTACCCTGTGCAGGCGAGCGCTCATCGCTAGTGTAAACTGTGACAATATCACCGGGCAGAGGCTGCTCACCATCTCGACAGCGCGAGGTCGAGCCCCAGTTTGCAAACATGCGATAACAGCTCGGGAATATCTTTTGCCTGATCTTAGGCAGCACGCTCTGATAAGCGAAAGCCGCGAAAGCACCGCACCAGCTAAACTGTCCGTTGCGCTCATAAGGGCTCTCCCATGACCACCCGAGGCCCTGCGAGCTCCTAATATAAGTGTCGATTCTCTGCCAATCTCCACCATAAGAAGGCTCAGTCACGTTGCGCTTCCACTCAGCCTCTGCGCGCTTCATAGCCTCCTCGCTTTGAGGGCAGGCATACACAGCTCGATCTGGTCGAGTATTGGCCTCGGATGCGCTCAAGTCGATCTTAGCTTGAGCGAGTGCGCGCTGATAGCGCCTGAGATCATGCTCTGTGCTCTCTTTCAGATCAGCGAGCGCGAGCTGCAGCTCCTTAACCTCGATCTCAAGATCTCGTTTAGTCTTAGCCATCTTATGAGTACCTCTGAGCCTTTGTGTTCAAACCTAACACAGGTGGGCTTGTATCACTAGCGAGATATGCATCGGCCTGCATCGCAGAGCTCGCGCTCAGATATGTGGTCGGCTCGAGGGTGCCACCGGTCGCAGTGACTCCATGTGCAGCAGTAAAGGTGAGCACATTACCTGTGATGTCGCTGATCTCGAGGCCTGTGATCGCATTATCATGATCGCCCTCGGGCAGGTAGTCGACCACATCACCGACAGCAAAGAAGCTCGAGTCATCGGTCGCAATATCGCTGTAAATATCCTGAGCGACAGCAAGCTCAGTCGTACTAGTGATGGTGATCACTTGTGCTGTGCTGTTCCAAGCTACAGGCACGAGCCCGGTTGCGATGAGGTCAATCTGTGCGCCCTCGCTCATGAGCTCTTGATGCATGCTCTGCACCATGCCGACCTCATCGATAACGCCCCAGGCATCATCATAGCCTTTGAGATGAGGAGAGCTCACCTTGACATAAGTACCGACATCGAGCAGCAGGCTCTTGCCTGTGCCGATCGAGCCACGCCAAGATCGCAGAGGGTTGCTGAGTAGATCCCAGATGCGAGAGATAACCGGCAGGAAATAGCCAAAGGTATCACCTACAGTGCCACCGACATCGCGAGAGCTCAGCGCATAGAGGTCGAGACTGATCTGCGAGCGCTCGCCACCATATCGATTGATAGCCTCTTGATTGTTGTAGGTGGCCTCGACGTTAAACGCGCCTCGCTCGGTGTCATAGTCGTACCTGATGACTGTCTGAGTAACTACATCTTCATAGATCGACCAGGTTGGCGGCTGATCTGCGAGCCAATCCTCTGCGCTGATTGTCTGAGTCGCTGAGGCTGCGCGCTCGGCACCGATAGGCTGCAAGGTGATCTTACTGCGACCATCGAGGCCGCGCTGCATGATCATCACGCAGCCCATCGCTTTGAGCAGACTGTCGAGCAGATCCTTAAAGACGAGCCCATCTGATGTGATCGAGCCGCTAAACACAAAAGGACTCGCTTGATCATAGGCGAGAAAACTCGCCTCATCGATGTATGTCGAGGGAATACTGAGCCCGAGGCTGAGCACGTCATAAGTGCCGAGCTTCTGCCCACCGCCACCAGACTGCAGGAGCTGCAGCATGAGCTCCGCAGGTCTGATGCGAGTAAAGCTCGCGGCTGCATGTATCTCGACGCGATCGCCCTCTGACCAATCACCGAACGAACACAGGTTGTCCCAGTCTTGTTGCACTCGCAGATGAATTAAATAGCCGACTGTCGAGCCATCAAAGCTTGCAGCTGTCTGATGAGTTGCCTGCATGAGCTGATGTCGCATAGAGCCAACAACGCGATCATAGAAAGTGATATCAATCCAATAATAGACACCTGATGTCGATGCAGTTGGCAACCACTCAAGACGATCCTCAACTAGAATGCGAGTCTCGCGCCATTGATAATATCCTCGAGCGATATCTCTGATCGGCTCTTGTGCTGTCATAGCTTCAGGATCATCAGGCACCGACAGCGTGCGATTATTAGTCACTCGATTTAAAGGATAGTTATCGGGCTCAGTCTGATCATCCTCTGCCCTTATGTCGATTGGGTACCATAGGCGATAAAGCCTATCAAGCGGCTCATAGAACGCCTCAGCAGTCCAGCGTCTGGGATGATAAACCTCACTGTTAATAACCAGAAGTCTGAGGCGATTTGTACTGAGCACCACTTGAGGTCGTAGCCGCTCAGGTGTATCGACTGAGCGCACAGAAAACTGCTCATCGGCTGTAAGGTTCCATCGAGCGAAAGCGCCATCAACTCCAGTCGATGCAGTCGGGCCAAAGGTTGTGAGCTCCTCGGTGATGACCTCGGGCCATCGTTTAACCTCATTGCTGCCGAGCTGTATTGCTTTAATCTCTGGCTCGGTCGAGATGTTCACACTTAGGGGATCGAATGGCGTTGTGTTTAGTGGATTGGGCTCGGTTATGGCTGGATCATAAGTGATCGATTGGCCTGATCCTGCTGTTGGGTAGATGCTAAGCCCAATATTCTTGAGCATCGGGTAACGAGGATGCGATCGATCAAAGCCAGTATCGGTGTCTTTAGGGCCACCAAACCAAAACATATCAAGCGAGCTAGGCCAAAGAGCAAACTGATTGCCCACAATATCGATTGAGTCTCGGTTAATTTGATAGTTTATGCCGCCAAGATTCTTCAGCTGTACAGCCCACTCAAGAAAGCACCCGGTGGCAGCACCAAAATAATGATAGCCATGCAGCAGCTTAGTGCTCGAGCTCTTAACCGAGTATGAGGTATCGAGCAGAGCTGTGAGCGGCATAATGCTCAGCGAGACTGTGCCGCCTTCCTCAACGATAGGTGAGCTCTCAACAAAGCCATTAACGATCTCAGTAAAGCTTGAGAGCGTACCATCGGCATATTGATGCGCGCACCATAACGAGGCGCGTCGGCCTCTGAAGGTCGTTATGCCTGTGCTGACCTCTGGCACATTAACGCCCTCTTGCGTGATCTCATGCGACTGCCTCTGAGATGAGCCGACAGCCCTCTCATCATAGGTCACAGTTGAGCTTGTCAAGCCTGTCACTCTGATCGTCTCAGCGCCTATATGCAGCAGAGCAGGCAGAGGAGTCAGCACCGAGGTTAGATCGGTGTCGATGGTGAAGCTGCCCGAGTCGTCGACATAAAACAAATCAGAGGTTAGCTGAGCTCTGCTCACTCCACTCGCTCGAGCTCCACAGCGCCCAAAGATCACCGAGGGATCATCAATGGTGCCGCGCACTCGATCGCTCGCGAGGGTGATCGAGACACCTGAATAATTAGCGATACCCCCACTCGGATCGACTGAGCCGCTAAAAGCACCGACTGAGACGATCGCCTCGAGATTGCGATAATTTATGCCGGTGGCGATGGTCGCTGATAGGTTGCTGCTGCTCGGGTCAAAGCTGCCCGATGTATAGCGCACCGGCAGGCCTGCCACCTCGAGAGCAAAGACTCTGCGCGCTCGATCGTCTGTGATCATGAGGCCCCCAAGTAAAGATCAAACATATAAACGCCAAAGATAATCGCATCGGTGGCAGTAACTCTCACGACGAGCTCATCGCCTCGATTAGCGCTCGGGATATATAGAGGCCTCGGTATGGTAGGCGCAGAAATGCCAGCACTCGGGAATACATAAGGCCTGCCGCCTGTGTTGACTTTAAAATATCCAATACCGTTGCGCCCTTGTATTCGCTCTAGGTGGTCTGGTGATGTGAACAGGATGCCCTCATCGATCTTTGTGCCGACTGCGCCACCGCTTATTTCATAGAGCTCGCAGAGTATCTCGGGCTCGACATCGAGCTCAGTGCTCGGCCCATATACGATCTCGAGGCCGATCCACTCACTAGTAGGCTGAGAGAAATAAAACAGATCGTGCTCATCGGTTGCGCCCTTTGTGATCGGGTTTGAACCGGGCCAGTAATTCGCCTTGATATATTGGCTCTTTTGGGTTGACCAAGTAGTGCGACCGACTGCGTAATAACCTGCAGCGCGAAACTTGACATTCGTTAATTGCTTGAGCGCGAGCGCCATCTGCGCGACACCCGAGCCCATCACTAGCCTGCCGTTATAGCAGCCTTGTTCGCTCGGCATCCTTTGAAAGTCTGTCGGTGTGGTCATGTGCTAAACTCCCCAAATCGACAAGCTTTGAATCTTTGCGGCAGTCCAGGGCACTATTCTTTGCCTCACTACAGCAAAATTATTGCTAAATGTATTTTCTAGGCCGATGCGATAGATATTGAGGTCAAAGAGCCTGCTCAAATCATCATCGGCTTCGATCTGTATCTCGATCTCAAATGTCTGCCAGCCGTTACTCGTAAAGCTCAGGCGATTGCCCATAAAGTCAAACTCGATTGAGCCCACCACATCGACCAAATAGGCATGTAAATAAATTGTATAAGAGCCCTCAGCGACTACTTCTTGAGGGATATGTACAGGCACTTGAACTGTGTAAATATCACCGAGGCCGAGATATAGAGCAGGCGCAGGATCGGTCGGGCCTGTAGGAGCTGCGAGCAGGTTATCGACACCCGACCAGCTCAGATAAGAGATCGGCCTGCGCCTCAGCGTCTCGATATTGCGTAGCATATCCACGCCCCATCGAGCACTGAGCGCATTATCATTGCCGACTCGATTGATGCCGAAAGGGATAAACTCATCAGTCGTGCCAAGATAGCGCGCACCTGTATCGACTGGCGATGTCTTAGCCACCCACCGACCTGCGACGCAGCGCAGCTCATGATGGTTCGGTGTGCCTGTCGTATGCTTAACCTCAATGTCGAGCGTTGCATAAGTCGCAGTCGAGGCTGATGTGACAACAACTGATTGCTCGATAACGTGAGGCCCTGCACCAGTCGAGCATGTTTCGCTTGTGTATGAGGACGCACCGAGCGTTAGCGTCGACCTGACACAACCAGGGCCGAGCGCTATAAAGTGCATGTGAAAATCATAATGATCATTTGAGATCGTCGGTATACGATAGCTCAGCATGAGCTGATAAGCTGTTCCCTTTTGCGTACACTGCCCCTCGGCCCAAGCCTGTGAGATGCAGTTATGTGAGCCACCGACTGCCCATAGATAATTTGCTGTTTCGCTCATCGCAGTAATAGCGCCCTCGGTGATGGGCTGACCTGCAACGACTGTGAGCTCGCTGCCGAGCGTTGGTGGCGATGTGAAACTGTTACTCATAGGTGTTCGAGCCTCATGCTGACTGGCACTCGCCTCTTTAGCGCGCCATAAGCGAGATCATAAGAGGCAGTCACAAGCGAGCAACGCAAGCGTCCACAGTCTCCATTATCCTCGCTGGTATAAATCAGATCATACTCAGGCTGAGTCGATGTCACGAGAGCTGAGCGTAGTGAGCGCCTGCTGTCTCCCCAAGTCTGATAAAAGTTAATGCGCTGCCCATTTTGACAGTAAGGCACAAAGGCATCGGTAAAGTGCCGATATAGGTCGCGCTGATCGAGCAGAGCATCGAGATCCCAAGCGAGCACCGATGTCGTATAGGTGCCGATCAGGTTGCTCGTATAGCCTCCACCGATCTTGCGCCTCGCCTCGGTTACGCTGTCGACCTGATAGTGGTGAGCCTGATAGGGCCTCGATGGAAATACAGCACCGGGCATCGGATAATCGGCAGTCAAGCGCTCGACATAATCAGAGGCAGTCGAGCCCTGCGCGATTGGTGTCTCATTACCCGAGAAGCCAAGCCGATCTCTGAAGCCAGTATCGAGCCAAGCAAAAGCCCCACTATTCATCGACCAAATCTCGACATGTCCTTGATCATTTAATATGACTCGCGCCTCAAGCAAGCCTTGATCGCGCATGAGCTCCTCGAGGCAGTTGGTCGGGCTCAGATCATCGAGATCAGCTGAGCCTCGAGCGCGCAGCCCAGAGATGACATCTTGAGCAGGCCAGGGTCGATTAGACTGCTCGCGAAAAGCAGTGAATGTGCCGGTGCCTGTGAACTGATAGCGCTGCCCTGCATAGATGCCGCGCACCCAGTCGGCAGAGGCTGTGACTGAGTAATTAGCACCATCGACTACAGCAGTCTGAGTGCCGAGGCCGAGCACATCAGCATCGACAGGCGCGACACTAAAAGATACATCGCTTGTAATCTTGATGCGATCGGCTGAGGTAAGCGATACCGACCAAGACGAGCCAAAGGTCGCGAGCGAGCTGAGCGCCTCGCTGAATGTGCCCATCGCTCGGCCTGGTGCTGTGTCACCCACTCCTCGACCATTTAGGAAATATAAGCCATCCTCATACACTCCTGAGCCGACAGCATACGAGGGCAGGCTGATGTTAGCAGCGTTATAGCTCACAACGTCGACACCGGCCCAAGCGCCTGCATCAAAGGCAGCGAGCAGAGCAAAGTCGGGCGCTGGCGTATTGTATGGCATGATTACCTCGCAGAGCTAAATCGAGGCATGCCCCGATTAGGCTGATTATAGGTTCGCACAAGATCACCGAGCATGGCTCGCTTGGCTGCCTCTTTGGTGTCGTATATCACAGCGCCACCGAAATTAAGATTGAAAACCATCTCTCTCGACTCGGCCTGCTCGCGCTGTGGAGTCGGTGCAGTCTGAGGAGCGCCCGAGGGTGATGCAGTCGCGCCACCGCTCGCGCCACCTGCGGCACCGACACCGAGCGCACCTGCGCCCACTCGAGCAGCTCCTGCCGCTGCACCGAAAAGAGCTGCAGATTTAAAGTAGCCAGCAGCGAGCTGTGGTGTGGGGCCAAAGAGAGCGGCGAAACCTTTTGCTGACTCCATTAAGGCGCGCACAGTGCTCTCGATAGCGAGGCCCTTGAGCACCTGACCTGCTGCTTCTTTGAAGCTGTCACCAAACAGCAGATTTGATGCTGCCGCTTGCGCTAAACCTTGCCCATAATGCTCAAAGGCTGCGCCCAGCTCATCGATTTGCTTTTTTTGGTCTGAGAGCATCTTGTCATCTGCAGCCTTGCGCTGATCCATCTGCTTCTGCAGAGAATCAGCAAGGGCCTTTTCTTCAGCCTGCAAGCGCTGAAAGTTTCGCTCGGTGCGCCTGTCCTCGATCTGCTGTACATCGAGCTGATACTGGGCCTCGACGATTTTGCGTTGCAGTGCGTTATCCTTTGCGAGCTTTAAGCTCGTATCATAACGCTCTTTAGCAAGGGCAAGCTGCTCATCATCTCCTTCTTTGGTGAGCTTAATGTCTAGCTGGCGGAGCTGTGAGGCGAGCATCATCTGGCGTGACGCCTCAGCTCGTTGTGCTTGCCCGCGAGCGAGGGCGATTGCTTGGCCCCGCTTGAGCTCCTCCTCAGCAAGCTTCTTGTCTGCGTCAGCAAATGCCCTCTGTGACTTGGCAGAGCGCGCCCTGATCTCATAGTCCTCTTGACCCAAGAGTCGGATTGACTCGCGTTGCTCATTAACAGTCTTGATGAGCTCTTGGCGGCTCATATCTTCAGACTTGCGGGCCACCTGAGCCGCCTCAAGCTCAATCTGCTCCTTAGCTGTGGTGAGGGCTAGCTGATCCTTAGTGTATAGCTCTTGTTCAGCTATCTGTAAGACCTTGAGGCGCTCAGCTTGCTCCTTGATCTTGGCCTTGAGGTTATCGGTGGTGTTCTCCTCAAGCTTCTTCTCTTGCTCCGCTGCCGCAGCGATTAGCTTGAGGTTCTCTTGGAGTGGGCCTTGAAGCTTCTTGAGGCGCTCCTCATAAGCGCCCTGAGCCTTGATGAGCTCACCCTCAGCTCTAGTGAGCCGTTGGCGCGCGGTCAAGCCCTCATCTGTGTTCTTCAAGCCCTTAGCCTCAAGAGCGTTCATCTCTCGCTGAGCTTTAGCCTGTGCCTCCATCGCGGTGGTGTAGGCTTCCATTTTAGGGCGAGCCTTCTCAATGGCGTTCTCAAGTAGCGTCTTGCTCATTTGGCTTCGGAGCGTGACCTTGCTGAACTCAATGAGCGCTTTAGTTGTGGGAACGACTCCACCCTCAGCGAGTATCTCAAGCTTAGTGCTAAGATCAGTGGCTGCCTCAGCCATAGCTTGCTGGCGCACCTCCGCCTCACGCGCTGCGCCGCTGAGCTGTCGGTAGCCTTGCCAAAGCGTAGCCACTGCACCTGTGACAAGCCCAATCGGGCCAAGTAGACCTGTGAAGCTCGCCACTCCCCCTGAGCCTAGTTTCGCCACGCCATCCTTGAGGCTCGTGATTGCATCAACCGAGGAGCCTACGGCATCAGTCATGGTGGCGAGGCCCTCGCCAATCTGTGACGAGCTCTTGTCCATGATAGAGGTGACACCCTTAAAGCCCTCACCAACACTCTTGGCTCCGCCTTTGATCTCATCGAGCTGTTTGATGACGTCCTTTTGACCTTTGAGCTCGACCTCGATCTCTATTGTATTCTCAGCCATTATGCGCCTCCTGTAAGGCTTGCTCGCGTTGTCGTGCGATCATTTCTTCTGTGGCGCTGTGTAGCACATCGAGCGCCTCTATTATTGCACAGGTCGGCCTCGGGTAGCTAGTCTCGATCGAGCCGAGGCCCTGCCGATGCCGGTGATATACTGTGATGATCGAGGCGAGCCGATTGGCATCTGCGATGGGGCATCGCCTGATTTTAGCATCGGCAAAGTCTGAGCCACAGTTAGGCGCGAGGCGATAACCAGGCACAAAGAGGCCCTCTTGATCGCGTTGCGCCTGTGGTAATCCCTGCTGAAAAGAGCCGCCACAGTTGCCGCGCTGCCGCCTGAGCGCAGGCTTTGCCCTGCACTGATCACATGTCCACCCTCTGCCCCTACTGCCTGCTAGCCAGACAGTAGAGGCCAGCGCTATTTTCCCGAGGAGCCTAGCAAGCTCATGCGCTGAATATGCTGCACAAGCTCGCTGATCACCTGCAATCGATGAGACTCTGGCTTGATCCGGTCGAGCTGATCGCCTGCAGGCTTGCCATCGATCTCGATAAGCGCAGCGCTCACCATCTCGATAAACACTCGATTAAGGTAAGCTTGATATCCTGCGAGGGCCTCGCGCTCATCCTCTGCGAGCTCATGATGCCATCGAGCTTTAACTCGCTCATCATCAGGAGCCTCAAGCCACAGGATGCGCCCGAGCTCGCTGCGCTTGTATGCTCCTGCTCTCACCTCTGCCGACTCTCGATCGCTTGGTGAGAGCGCCTTAAGCTTAAAGAGCGTTGCGCCCTCATGCTGAGTGAGGCAGCTGAGATCACCAGTCTCGAGATACTTGGCGAGCTCCTCGGCAGTGCCTTGCACAGCTGGATCGCAGGTCACAACGACTTCAAGAGTCAGATCAGAGTCTGGCAGGAATGAGAGCGCCATAATTAAGAGCCTCGAGTAAGTGCGAGCCTAAATGGCGTGTTGTACAGAGTCTGACTATCTGAGACATCGCCACCAAAGCGCGAGGCTTTGTAAGTGAGCGGCTGTCGAGTGATGTCGTTGCCGCTCGGGTCGTACTTGCTCGGATCATTGGTGAGGTAAGCAGCAGGGATCATGAAAGCCCCACCTTGACCAGCCGCGAGAGGCCCAAAGCCGACAAGCACCTGCCTCAGCTTGCGATTAAAGAAATCGCTATTGATGGTCGTGTCCGGGGTGCTGATCGTGAGGCTCAGCTCAACATCCACATCTGAAACCTCCATATCGCGCATAGCGAGGATGCTGTCAGAGTGTCCGACTGGCGTGAGCGTATTGGTCACAGTCAAGGTGAAATCTTCACAGTCGAGCGCGATGCGCCCGAGGGTGTCACCTGTAGTCGCGTCTGTGAGGCTAGTAGGCGAGGCATCGCTGATCACCACATAGGAGCCCCGAAAGAAGCAAGGTGCGCCTGAGTTATAGACTGGCTCGACAGGCCCGACAGCAGCTGCATGATCGTCTTGGATAAGAGCCGCTTGATAGGTCAGATCAGCCATGACTCGACCATTATCGAGCGAGAGCTGCATCGACTCGAGCACACAGCCATAAGCATACGACCGAAAGCCGACACCATCGACGCGAAAGCTGACAGAGTAGCGAGTATCACCAAGATCAGTGCGCTGCCCAGGCACCCAGCTCTGCATGAGTCGAGCTGTCGCTGTGCCTGTAAAGCCTGAGCTAAATGCAGGGCTCACAGTAACATCGCCTGCGACATCGGCATCTGTGACAGCGCTATACTCAGCGCGACCATTAACCTCGACACCGATGAGGCCGCCATGCAGATAATTAGCGCTCAAGGTCGGTGTAAAGGTATTCACATCGCTGATCGCTGTAATGCTGTCGCTGCCTGAGCTTGGATAAGAGCTCTCAAAGCCTGCACCGAGGAGCGCGCCAAGATAGCCGCCACCAAAATCATAATTAGTGCCGCCTGCTCCGATGGTCGTGAGGTCGAGGCGCAGATTAACTGTGCCGGTGCGACGACGCACGCGAAGGCCACCGCTCCAAACTGTGTCGGGCTCAGGTGGCAAGCCATAGGTGCCATCTCGAGCATCGGTGCGCTCGCTCACAACAGGATCACCATAAATGATAATTGGGTCGCGCTCACAAGGAATCGAGACATAGGTGAGGCCCGAGTTGTTAGGCAGTCCGGTTGATGAGCTGATCGAACCAAAGGCTGACTCGATAGCTACGCTTAGAGATCGATGAGTTACGCTCATGCTGAAGCCTCCAGGTAAAGAAGATCAAAAGGTAAAGAGAGCACAAGCGCTGTGATCTCTGTAGTTGGGTCTAATAAGGGCTCTGTAACAGGCTCGCCCGGTATTACGCTAACTATACCTGTTACAGCGAGATCATATTGAGGGCCTTTGAGTGTAGTGAGGAGCTTTGCAGCATCCTCAGCGATAAGGCGCTCGAGGTAGTGCAGCTCACCTATATCATAGCGCACTCTGAGCACGACACGAGCTCGCCTTCGACCTGAGAGCCCTGCCTCGCCATCATCGATCGCAAAAGCCTCAAGCCTCAGCTCAAAGTATCTCATCGTATTTTGATTATGATCAAGAGGCCCGACTCGGCCTGAGCTGTTAATCGCGACAAAGCCATGATGCAGATCTGTCTTAGGCAGTACAGCCTCGATCTGATCCTCGAGATATGTGAGCGCTGCGTTAATGCCTTGACTCATCGGGCCTTACCTTTAATTTTCTTGGTGAGCTCAGCCTGCACTGCTGACACTAGCACATTCACATCGCGAGGAGATAGGCCGAGAAACTCGCGCTCAGCATTAACGTCATAACCATAATGACGAACATGAGCAGCGAGGCCGATGATAAAGCGGCTTGCAGTCGCATCGAGCACTACTAGATTCTGCATAAGCGCGCCTGACAAGGTGAGGTCAACCAAAGCGCTTGAGCCAGCACCATGCTGCCTGCTCTCTCGCTTATATTGATCATAACCACCAGCATAAAACACAGTGCGACCGGTGCGCGACTTGCGCCCACCTTTAGGCTTTAGGCGAGCTCCTCTGAGAGGGATATAGATTGGCTGAGTCGAGTACGGTGCAAACTTGCGCCCATCTGCATCGAGGCCCTGCGACGTACGCAGCTTAATGGCTGCGAGCGTATTCTGAGCGAGGCGCGCAGAGTCTTTGGCAGTCCATAAGCTTGAGGGCAGATTCAGAATGATGCGCGCAGCCATTTAGTGCCTCATGCCTCGAGTCGGTGTAAAGGTCTGGTCGTATTGGGTCTTGCTGTAGCTGCGCCATGATGCGCGCATGTCTCTAAAGCTGCCGCCTTTCTTGGCGATGTCGAGCTCTCCCTCATCGACTATGTTATCGCCATCTCGATCGAGGGCGAGTGAGCGCAGGCTGATGTCGAGGAGCTGCATGCAGCGCTCGCGCATAGCGTTGGCTGTATCGAGCTGATTGATCGCCTCATAGACTCGAGCGGCTGTGCAGTATGCGTGAGCATTTGCAAAGCTCTCAGCATTAAAGACTTCATCCTCGGTGACATCGACCTCATCTTTAAGATGATCTCGAATCATGAGGATGATCTCCTGCAGACTGGCATCGATCTGAGGCGAGAAGCTGCTCTGTCTCCTCGGGATCATATCCGCGAGCTGTGGAAATTGCCCGACGAGATCATCATGCGAGAGCCCGGTATCAAATGGGCGAGGAGTGATTTTGAGCAGGCCCTTTGCGAGGCGCTGCTCTGTCTGCTGTCCGAGGTCGAGTGTATAGCTGACCTGCCAGGGATAATACCCAGTTGTGTTAGTGATCGAGCTTGGAACAGTCGCATAATACAGACCAAAGACAAGCAAGGCGCTCTCGCTTAGGTCAATCTCTCGAGGTAAGGGCTCAGCTAAGATCGCAGTTGTGCCGACCATACGCACGACAGTAACCGAGTAAATCGTATCGCCATCGGTAACGAGATGAGCCTTGATCTGATCAGCCTGCAGCGCTGTGGCTTGGCTGTCGACTGTGAGGGTGCGTCGATCATTACCGATCGCTGATACAGTCGCATTGGCTCGAGTCTGAGTCATGACCACAGCTGAGGAGCTGCCGACTGTGAGCGATGGCGCTGAGCCGAGAGGCCCAGGCGCAACCCACTCAAACACCATCGCCTGACTTGTAATCGATTTAATCATCTCGCGCCTCCTGCGTTGGCTCGGTTGATGTCTTGAGCTGTGGCCTTTGTAAGGTTAGCAGCATCAAAGAAACTTTCGGTGATAGGCGACCAACTATGTCGGCAGTTATAACCGCCACCATAGGTTTTGACCGGCAGGCCCTGCCCATTATTAAGCCGCCTCATCTGCTTTTCATCGACTACCTTATTGATGAGAGGTCGGCAAAAGTCACGAGTGACACCATCGCGAGGGCCTGTGTATAAATAAAGATCGAGCTCAAGCTCAGCAGCTGCCGAGGCTTGAGCGCTGCGCCCGACTGAGGCGAGCTGAGTGCGAGCGACTGTGAGCTGTCGACCGGTCGACTGCTCGAGGCGCTGTGCTAGTGGAGTAAGTGCCTGAGCCACAGGCACACCTACCGAGATTGCTTGCAGAGATGAGCGCACCGAGGCGAGCGAGTCTGGCAAGATTACATCATCAAAGACAGCCTCAGCCGCGCTGATACCGACCAACCCGATCTCGGGCATGTCTGCGATGTCAGCGCCTGCGACTATAACTTGCAGGGTGTCGAGCGCAGCATCAATGATGCGTTGCTCTGCCTCCATAAAGTCATCGACTGCGAGGCCGAGGCCCGAGCGCACGATGAAATCGAGCAGCTGCTCTCGAGGTAGTGAGAGGAGCTGCTCAGCTGATGTGAGCTCAAGCGCGCTGCGCAGGTTGCTCACCATCTCTCGCTTTGCGAGTTTGAGCGCGAGCGCCATCTGCCGCTCGGCTCTTACCTCTGCCTTTAGCTCTTTGACCTTAGCGAGAATAAGGTCGCGCTGTGGCCCTGGTGGTAGCTCACGCGCCTGCGCGCTGAGATCATCGACCGCTAATTGATCAGCGTCTTGTCTCTCAGCGAGCAGGGTTGCATGAGGTCGACCACATGAGCAGAGCACTATACCTCAGCGTCTTAGAGGCAGTCAGTCAAGACGAAACCGAGGTTGCCATCGATGACCTTGATGAGGTTGCTCTCATCGGCCCAGACGTTGCGACGAGTGAGGTCGAGAGCGTCATACTGCCCGGCCTTCATGTCCTCAAAGGTCATGTTAGCGGCAGCGATCGGCATCATTCGCACGCCCGACTTGCTCTGCACAGCATCGCTGCCATGCAAGATGCCCATAAAGAGGCTGTCGTTTGTCCAGATGTAACCCTCTGAGCTAGTCGCGCCAGGGACTGCAGTATCTTGGCGAGCTGCACCGACGAGAATATTAGAGATGCCGAGGATATCGCGCAGGGTGCTGATGACAGCCTCATCGCTAAGGATAAGGTTACCGCTCGCGACACCATTAGGAGTCGTGCCTGCCTGAAAGTAGCCGCGCAGCTCAGGAGAGCGAGCGAGCGCCCTAAAGAGAGTGCGACCCATGATGAGGCTGTCTGGGTTGATCCCATGCGCGTTCTCAAAGATGGTATCCTTGAGCTCATGCAGGTAACTGAGAGGCTCAGCGCCTGCAGCGTCGAACTTGCCGCCAAACTGAGCAGTTGAGGTCGCAGTATTAAAGTTAGCGCCATCAAAGAGGACATCAGCAGCGCGCTTCTCGCGAGCAAGCTTCATGACGCGCGCGACCTTCTTGACAATCCGCGCCTCCTCAGAACCAGGGTACTGAGAGTCGATGATGTCCTCCATCGCGATGCTGTCCTCGGAGCTGTAGATCTCGCACTTGTAAGTCGTGCTAGTGCGATCAAAGCCACCGATGCGAGCACGAGATGAGCCCGGAGCGCGCTGCAGGTCGAGGCCTGCGCCTGCGCCCATAAAGTTTCGAGATGTCTCGAGCAGGAGAGTACCAGAGCGCTGAGGCACTTTGACATTCTCAAGGACGCGATCAGCAATGAGCTGATTATCGGATGGGACTGCCTCAGCGACAAGGTTTGTTAAGATCTCGTCGACTGGGTGAATGTTACGATATGAACTAGCCATTTTAGATCACCTCCTATTTAAGCGAGTGGGGCGAGGCCGCGCTGAAAGACGATCGAGAGCTGATCGTTTGCAGAGGCGCTGAGCTGGTTGATGTTGGGTAGGCTGAAGCCGACTGGGTAGTGAGTCGAGGCTGCCGCCTGCACAGCGCCTGCAGTCGTAACTGCGAGCACAGTGTCTGAGGTCAAGGTGAGGCTGCCGCCTGCGATCACCCGAGTCTCGCCTGAGACAACGACATCGACAACATCACCGATAGAGCCAGCGCGCTGCGCGACACCGATGATGGTATTAGCTGTGGGATCTGATGCGACTGCGATCTTGCCTGCGCTATCAATAGCGACCAGCGCGAACTCAGTAACAGCAGAGGCGCACACAAATGACTTGATGAGCTGATTCATGCTGATCACTCCTTAGTTAAAGACGCTGTTGTAAGCGTCTGGGTTGGTATCACGATAAACATTAAGGGCCTCGCTGAAGCTGAGATTCTTCTCGGCTGCGAGTGCCTTGACCTGCTCAGCGAGCGTTGCCTTATTGAGCTCAGCGCCTGAAGCGCCATGCCCGATCTCAGCGAGAGGTACTGCACTTGATGTCGGTCGATCGCTAAACATCTGCCAGAACTCAGGCATCTGCTCGCGCACGTCCCAAGCGCGTTGCGCTGCGCCCTCCTCAGATGGTGCGACCTTGCCCTCACGCAGGAGAGCTGAGACAGCCTCACGACGCTCGACATCGCGCTTCTCAGCCTCAATCACCTCGAGGCGCTCTGAGAGCTTTTGATTCTGAGTACGCAGCTGCATGACCTCAGCGAGGACATTGGGCGCAGCCTCGCTGAGCTGTGCAGGCTCGCTCATCTTGCGCTCTTTGTCATAACCGAGCTTCTCAGCCTCAGCCTTATCATCCTCAGAGGGCTTCTCTGCCATCTCCTCAGACTCATCATCCTCGAGCTCGCCTGCGAGCTTGGCCTCAGCCTCGCTGCTCATATCTTTTAACTTTTGCTCGAGCTCTTTGACCATCGCATCTTTCGCAGCGAGGGCAGCTCTGAGCTCATCGACTGACATGGCATTCATATCCATAGTCTCTTGCTCCTGTTCGTTTAGAGTTACCCGATCGATCTTGCTGTGCGATTGGGCTGGTCTGGGTGTAAGAGTGATGGCGAGCAGCTGAGCATCGCCCACCTTATCGCCACCATCTCGGGTAAATATCTCGCCATGCAAATACTCAGGTGATGACCACAGGACACCACCAGCATCAGCAACGACTTTAAGGCCTCGCTCGTTATATGCAGGCACTGCATAGAGGCCATCAGAGCGCAGGTCGAGATCGACAATCATGCCGAGCGCATTACCCGACTCAGGTGGTGCAGGTGTGCCACCACTAAAGGGCGAGGTCGCGTGCTGCCAGTCGATGATGACTGGGTCGCTATCCCTGCGCTCATAGTAGACTCGGCACATCTCATTAAGGAGCTCCTCAGATACAGGAGCGCCAATAGCCTCGCCATTCATGCGCGAGCTCACCTGCCCGAGCGCGAGCGTCTTAAATGGCTTGCCGATGGTGAGGCCCTCGGGCACCTCATAAGATGGGCGCTCGCTGAGCTGTACTGCCTCGCCATAGGCGCGCAGAGTTGTCTTTTCATCTGCTGCATTCATCTGCTTAACCACCTTTCGAGCCCAAGCGAAACCGGCATCACCGCCCCAACCATCCCAAGCCTGTCGACCTTTGCCGTACTCATCCCAAGTCGAGCCCTGCTTATCGACCTCATGCCGAGTAAAATAAGCGAGCATCCTGCGTACAGTCTCAGGCGAGAGGCGCACGCCATTGATCAAGTCGCGAGCTCGAGCGATGCCGACCGAGGTCATGCCGCGCTGACTCTGTGGCTTTTGAGCTCGACGACGCAGAGCGCGCTCGGCTGATTTGCGTGCGCCCTCCGGTGGCTTAAAATCGATGTGATCGTATTTCTTAGGCGCGAGAATAATCTCACCCTTTGCCTGTGCTTTTTGCTGTGGGTGCCCTTTAGGCAGCAGATCAAGATCGCCTGTATAAGCCTCTTTGCGCTGTCCGGTCGCGACTAGCTTTAGGAAAGCCTTAACTCTGCCATAGGCCCATTGATTGCGAGTCATGCCTGGGCGATGTGAAACGCTGAAAGCGCCTGCGCCTCGCCTAAAGACAGCCTTTAACATGCCGAGGTCGACGCGCTTTGACTTCTTATTAAAGCGATCATTATGCTTATCGACCATGCCACGCAGAGCGCGCTCGATGCTCTCGCTAATTTCGATGCCGCCACGCTTACCAGAGGCGCTGCCGCTCGGGTTGGTCTTGCTGCCTTTGACCTGATCGCTCTTAGGTGCTGGCGTTTGCGCTTTAGTCTTGGCCATTGCGTCGCCTCCTCGCAGCTTCAGCGAGCGCAGCGATGCCGCTACTTGCGCTTACTGTTCTCTCGATGGCTGATCGCTGTGCCTCCTCGGGTAGATCGCCAGCTCCGAGTCGCTCCCTTATAGCGCGCTCGAGCTCGTCGTCGGGTGTCAGCAGCCCTGCTGTAACGAGCTGAGGCAGCATAGCGAGAGACTCTGCGAGGTCGTCGGTGTCGAGCCCGGTGTGATTGAGGCGAGGCAGCTTGCTTGGATCGATTGGGCCGTAATTCCATCGGATCAACCTTCCTATGGTTCCCCCACCACGACGATCGACGCCGCTAACAGCAGAGGCCACAATATCGCACAGATTGATAGCAGCTCGCCTGAATACACTTAAATGAACCTCACCAACTGAGCGCGAGCCTGTGTCAGTTATGCCGAGGTTGGCAAACTGAGCGAGGAAAGCCTGCGAGATTTGATTATCGCATTCTTTAATAATGTCGAGAGGGCCCTGCGCGTAAAGGTTAGGCGAGCTC